TGTGAAAAAATCTCGCAGAAAAGGGGTTAGCAATGTACGGAATAGATTACTTGAAGAACAAACTGAACCAAAAAAGCCGCAGGGTAGAATTACGGTACCGTTATTACGAAATGAAAGAGCGGCACAGCGACAAAGGCTTGTTAATACCACCGTGGATGAAAGATAACTACAGGGCAACGGTTGGTTGGTGTGCCAAAGGCGTTGACGCACTGGCCGACAGGTTGGTATTTAACGGGTTTGAAAACGATTATTACGGCGCTATGCAGATATTCAACCTGAACAACCCTGACATTTTGTTTGATTCCGCTATCAAAGAAAGCCTGATTGGGTCGTGTTCGTTCATTCACGTTGCCCATGGCCTTGACGGCGAAAAAACGCCCCGTCTAAGCGTATTAACGGCCAAAGACGCAACAGGGGTTATGGATGAACAGGCAATGCTGTTAAAAGAAGGCTACGCAATCTTAGACCGTGACAAAAACGGGCACCCAACGTTAGAAGCGTACTTTACGCCTGAAGGCACGCAGTATTTTGAATACGGGGAACCTACGGTATTTGAGGAAAACCCTGCGTTATATCCGTTGTTAATCCCCGTGCCGTTCAGACCTGATTCACAGCGGCCGTTTGGGCATTCCCGCATTTCCCGTTCGTGTATGTATTACCAAAGATTCGCAGAAACCACCATGGAACGTGCCGAAGTATCGGCAGAATTCTATAGTTTTCCGCAGAAATACGTTACAGGCTTAGACCCTGACGCCGACCCACTTGACGCATGGAAAGCATCAATCAGCGCCATGCTACGTTTTGATAAAGACGAAGAAGGCGACAGGCCGACCGTTGGCCAGTTTACACAGCAGTCAATGTCACCATACACCGAGCAGTTGCGCATGAGCGCCGCCATGTTTTCAGGCGAAACCGGCTTAACACTTGATGATTTGGGTTTTCCAACTGACAACCCATCTTCAGCAGAAGCAATCAAAGCCGCACACGAAACTTTGCGGCAGATTGTGCGCAAATCCCAACGAACATACGGCGTGGCGTTTGCTAACGCAGGCTATATTGCCGCATCTGTACGGGATGAACAGCCATACAGCCGGCAGTTAATTGCCGATATTAAGCCGTTATGGCAACCGGCGTTTGAACCTGATGCGGCTATGCTTTCCGCTATTGGTGACGGTGCTATTAAAATCAATCAGGCCGTGCCCAACTACTTTGATAAAGACACCCTGCGCAAATTAACCGGCATTGAAACTTCCGAAGAACCAGTTGAAGTTGAAGAAATAGCAAATGAGTGAACTAGGCACACGGTTGTTGAATGACGTTCAGCAGTCATGGGCAACCAAAATGCTGAACGACAAAAAAATACAGCGGTTAAGTAGGGAGTTAGAAAACAGCGCAGATTATGAAGTAGCAAACGAATTTGCGGTGCGCACGGGTGAATTGCTTTCTGAAGCACTGACAGAAAACACAGACGTGGCCTATATGTCAGAAGAAGTAGCAAACGAAGTGTTGCGGCCGGTGCTGACAGATGACCACAACTTGGTTGCCGAAGCGGCAAAGGCCGTACAGGCCAACATGAACGCCGCTAACAACATAGGCTTAGGAGTGCAGGTGCCGGCACTTGACAAAAACAGAATTGACGGGATAGTAAAAAAAGTTTCATCCTATGCAACCATGGATGAAGCCAAGTGGGTGTTGAAAGAACCAATTGTGAACTATTCGCAATCAGTTGTTGACCAGTCAGTAAAGAAAAACGCCACAGCACAAGCAAAAGCCGGCTTAAAAACATATATTGTGCGCAAGGCTGAAGCACACCAAACAAAAAGCGGCGCAAGAAAAATACATGGCAAAACTTACCATTTCAGCTACACAGTACCGTGCAAGTGGTGTGCGGCGCTTGAAGGCACATATGAATACGTGGGCAACGGTTCCAACATTCCGAAAGACGTATACCGGCGACATGAAGCGTGCCGGTGTACATTAACTTTTGTTAAAGGGAATCAGCGGCAGAACGTATGGAACCATACCGAAACATGGACTGAAGAAGACGCCGAAAGGCAAATTGATTCCGTTCAGGCGGCTTTGAATGAATACGAAGGCTTGGGGAAAACCGAGTGGCAGAACAAAGTGCAAATGACCCTGCAAGGTGATGTAGGCTTTAAAAGCGTTGATGAAAGATGGTTGCGGTTAGGTGACAAACGGGTAACCGAAATGACCACAACGCAGTTGAAACGCCTTGAAGACAGGTTTAATATTGTTCACCGTTCTGTTAATCCATACATTGAATACAAACCAAAATATAAAGGTCTTGCGGCCGTTTATAGGTACAACAGCAACACAGCACGGCAGTATTTAACTGTTAATGGCCAATACTATAAAAGTTTTGACAAGATAATCGAAACTTACAAAGACGGCGTTAGTGATGGTTGGTGGATGCCTTTAGATTTAAATAACGAATATGAAATGATAACCGCAACCGTTACACACGAATATGGCCACATGATACACAACCTGTTGTGCCAACAGTACAACATGACGAACGGCACAGCAATCAGCACATACGAATACACGGAAATGGCGAAAAATGAACTAATTAGCATTGCCACAAAAAACAACCCTGACTTTGACTTAATGAAGAACATCAGCAGGTACGGGAGAAAAAACACCTGTGAATTTTTCGCAGAAGTCTTCTGCAATTCGCAGTTTTCAATGCCCAATGAATTAGGCGTAGCAATGCAAGAGTGGTTAAAACAGAAAGGATTTTAAAACATGGAAACAAAACCGTATTTTATGACGAATGACGAATGGTTTTATTTTGATTCTGATGAATGGCTTTACAAACTGACAGACAAAGCGCCTAAAGAAGCAATTGAAAGTTACAAAGAATTCTATGACGACACCGAAATACTAAACGGTGTTGAACTGCACGTAGACAGATGACGGAACGCATAGGCAGACAGGAACCCACACAGGCCATTGTTTTGCCGTATGATGAAACCCACGGAGCCGAAGCGGTAGAAATTTATGAACAGTCAGGACGTCATGCTCAAGACTGGCAACGGCTGATGATAAACAACATTATGGCCGTTAATGCTGACGGCCTGTGGACGCATCAGAAATTCGGTTATGAAGTGCCACGCCAAAACGGCAAAGGCGAAATACTGGCCATGCGTGAATTGTGGGGCTTGGTTAATGGGGAAAATATGTGCCACACCGCCCACAAAACAAGCACTTCACACAGCGCATTTGTGCGCCTTGTAAAGTTGCTTTCTGATTCAGGGTATGTTGAATTAGGCCGAAAGAAAAAAGGCCGCACAGACCCTGCTAAAAGTTACAAGGCAACAAAGCAATACGGTTTAGAGCAGATATTTCTAACCGGTGGCGGCCAAATTGTATTCAGAACACGAACCGAAGCAGGCGGCATTGGTGAATCGTTTGACCTGCTTGTAATAGACGAAGCACAGGAGTATACAAGCACACAGCAAAGCGCACTTATTTACACCATAGCCGCATCTAAAAACCCACAAACGATTTTTTGCGGCACGCCGCCCACAGTCACATCAAAAGGTGATGTTTTCATAGGTTATCGTGAAAGCACGCTTTCAGGCGCTTCATTTGATTCAGGTTGGGCTGAATGGTCTATATACCAAAAGCCTGCCGACATTATGAACGTTGAGTTATGGTACGAAACAAACCCATCGTTGGGCGTTATCTTACGTGAAAGAACCATACGAAGCGAAGATGTGCGAAACAGGCTTGACTTTATCATTCAACGTTTAGGTTATTGGCATTCATACGAATTAAAGTCAGAAATCACTGAAGCAGAATGGCAAGCCATGAAGGTAACAAGATTGCCTGAACTGGCCGGCAAACTTTTTTGCGGTGTTAAGTTTGGCGCAGATGGCAAAAGCGTATCACTTAGCATAGCGGCCAAAACCGGAACCAAGATTTTTTTAGAAACAGTTGGATGCAAGCCACAGGCCAACGGCCTTGACTGGCTTGTTTCCTTTGTTTCTAAAGCTGATGTATACGCAGTTGTGATAGATGGAAAGGGGAAATCTGAAATGCTCTCAGATGCCCTAAAACACGCCAAGGTGAAGGCTAAAGTTATTACGCCAACCGCTAACGAAGCAGTGACAGCATACGCCGCATTCAGGCAGGCGGTTGACGATATGACGATATGCCACGCAGGGCAACCAAGCGTTGTGCAAGCTATATCAAACTGTGAAAGAAGGATGATTGGCAACAACGGTGCGTTTGGTTTCAGGTCGTTAAAACAAGATATTGACGTATCAATCGTGGAATCGTTGGCCTTTGCCTATTGGGCACGGGCTACGATGACAGAGAAACGCAAACAAAAGATTGGTTATTAAGGTGCTACGGCACCTTTTAACATTTACGCTACACAGCGGTTAACAGTGGAAAGGAACAAATATGGCTGAATTTAAAGTAATCAACACACAAGAAGAATTTGACGAACGCATTAAAGAACGCATTGAACGAGCTGAAAAGAAAGCCGCCGAAGCGTTCAAGGGGTGGTTATCACCTGATGACGTGAAAGCGTTGAATGATGCGCACAAAGGCGAAATTGAGAAAATCAACGCCGCACATTCCGAAGAAATGAAAAAGTACGCCGGTTATGATGACAAATTTAACGAACAGGCTGAAAAAATCAAGTCATTGGAAATGGCGGCATTGAAAACCAAAATTGCCACCGAAAAGAAACTGCCGCTTGATGCGGTTGAATTCTTGCAGGGTGAAGATGAAGAAAGTATCACAGCCAACGCCGAAAAGTTGCTGAAACTTTCGGGCGGTTATTCGGTTGGCTTTGTCAGGAATACTGAAACACCAACCGACAACACGGAACAGCAGTGGCGTGACCTGTCACGTTCTCTGCAAAAAAACTAGAAGGAGAAAAGAATAAATGGCTAACGTACTTACAAAGGGCACCAACCTGCCTACACAGATTGTTGAAGAAATGTTCAATGCGGTGCGTGGTGAATCCGCACTGGCAAAACTGGCGCCACAGCGCCCGATTCCGTTTAACGGCACAACAGAAATGGTTTTCACACTTGACCACGAAGCAAGCGTAGTTGGTGAAAACGAAGCAAAGGTAAACGGCGGCGGTGCCGCTACGCCGGTTGTCATCAGACCGTACAAATTTGAATACGGCCTGCGTGTAAGCGACGAATTCAAATGGGGTACAGAAGAATACCGCATGGACGTACTGCGCACATTCGCAGAAGGTGCCGCACGTAAATTTGCCCGTGCCCTTGACATTGCCGCCCTGCATGGCCTGAATCCGTACAGCATGACAGCATCTACAGTTATCGGCACCAACAACTTTGAAGCACAGGTGACAAACGCTGTAACATATGCCGCCGCTAACGTTGACGGAAACGTAAACAGCGCCCTTGCTATGATTGAAGCCGCAGGCGTCATGGCTGATGGTATCGCAGTTTCTACAACAATGAAAAATGCAATTGCCGCACTGACAGTAAACGGCGCACAGAAATACCCTGCATTCGCATGGGGTGCCGCTCCAGAACAGTTAGGCAACATGACACTTGCCGCCAATCCGACAGTTGAAGCACACGCAACCGGCGCAACAAACACATTGCACGGCCTTGTTGGTGACTTCAGCGCTTTCAAGTGGGGATATGCCAAAGATATTCCGCTTCAGGTAATCGAATATGGCAACCCTGATAATGACGCTGTAGCAGGCGACCTTGCCGGACATAATCAGGTATATCTGAGAGCAGAAGCATATATTGGTTGGGGAATCCTTGCACCGGCTTTCTTTGCTAAGATTCAGGCGTAATGAAATACCGCAACACCATTACCGGCGTTGAAATAATCGTTCAGTCTGAAATTTCGGGGGATTGGGAATTAGTGCCCGATTCCCCCGAATCTGCCGAAACGGTGCCGGCAGAAGAACAGGCAAAGCCGAAAAGAAAAAGAAAAGCAAAATAAGGGGGTATTATGGCAGAACCATATGCAACCGTTGATGATGTAATCATGCTTTGGCGTGCGCTTACGGGTGATGAGCAGGCAAGAGCTGAAGCGCTGTTGCCGGTCATTTCAGATGAATTAAGAGTAAAGGCCGCATTTGTCGGCCGTGACCTTGACGCAATGATTGCAATAAACAGCGCACTGGCAAACGTGGCCAAAGAAGTCACAGTGTCGGCCGTCAGCCGCATTTTGCGGCAGAACACCCAAGGGGAACCAATGGCACAAGAAAGCCAAGCCGGCTTGGGTTATTCATGGTCAGGCACGTATGCAATTGCAGGCGGTGGCATTGGCAATGCTATTTTTCCGTCTGATTTAAAGCGTTTAGGTTTAAAGCGGCAAAGGTACGGTATTATAGATTTTTATGATACACGGAATGACAATAACGCTATGGGCTAAGGCTATAGAAGGGTATGACGCTTTCAACGAACCAATTTACGTGTGGTCATCTGAACAGGTTGACAACGTGTTGGTTGGGGAACCATCCGCACAGGAACGTACAGACGAATTCAACTTAACCGGCAAAATGATTGAGTACACCTTAGGTATTCCGAAAGGTGATACCCATAACTGGAATAATCAAATTGTGGAGTTTTTCGGGGAAAAGTTTAGAACGTTTGGTATTCCTGTGCAGGGCATTGAAGCAAATATACCTTTACAGTGGCACAAGAAAGTAAAGTGTGAACGTTATGAATAGCATGAAATTCAAGTTGAACACAAAAGGCGTGCGCCTTCTGATGCAGTCACCTGAAATGCAAAACATATTGCAGGGCTACGGCAGGCAGGTGCAGGCAAACGCCGGCAGTGGGTACGGCTACAACACACAAGTTGGTAAACGCCGTGCCATTACCCGTGTTTACGCCGCCACGCCAAAAGCACGAAGGGATAACAACGAACACAACACGTTGTTAAAAGCGTTACATGGTTGAATTGATAGTGCTTAACTATCTTTCAGAACAGCTTGAAGTGCCATGTTATATGCAAGAGCCTGAAAACAAAAACCCTGACGGCAACACGTTTGTGGTTATTGAAAAAACAGGCAGTAGCATGACAAATCACATTTTTAGTGCCACATTTGCTATACAGTCATATGCGCCTACGCTTTATGAAGCCGCAAGCCTTAACGAAGAAGTGAAAAGCGCCATGCTTGCAATTACTGATTTAAACGAAATCACCCGTACAGATTTAATCAGTGATTATCCATATACAAAAGAATCAACAAAACAGCCACGCTATCAGGCTGTATTTGAAATTACACACTATTAGGGGGTAACAGATGGCAAACAATGCTTTACAGGTAACTGTGGGCAAACCGGCGGTTGGCGGTTCAATTTGGACAGCACCGGCCGGCACGACCCTGCCTACAGATGCAACAACCGCCCTTGACAACGCTTTTAAATGCTTGGGTTATGTTTCCGAAGACGGCGTGACGAATTCAAACAGCCCTGAAACAGAAGCAATCAAGGCGTGGGGCGGTGACACCGTTTTACAGGTTCTTACATCCAAAGAAGACACCTTTCAGTTTACGTTAATTGAAGCCATGAACCTTGACGTTTTAAAAACCGTTTATGGCGCATCCAACGTAACCGGCACATTACAGGCCGGTATCACCATTACAGCCAACGCCACACCGCCTGAAGCGGCCGTGTACGTCATTGACATGGTGTACAATAACAGCCACGTCAAACGTGTG